CTAACCTTAAAGATTATACTGGTACTTTAGTTGGAACACAAACTACTCAGAATGTCTTTAACGCTACTGCAACAACTGTTAATGCTTTTGGCGCAGCGACTACACTTTCTCTTGGTGCTGCAAGTGGTACAGCGACTGTTAATAACTCAACAGTAACATTAGCCAATGCTACTGCTCTTAACATTAATGGTGCGTCTCCAGCAATTGCTACAACTAGTACTACTGCTTCCCTATTCAACTCAACAGTTACTACATTAAATATCGGTGGTGCAGCAACTACTATTTCTATAGGTGCTGCAACTGGCACACTAACAATCAATAATGCAAATACAGTTATTACTGGTAACTTAACTGTAAACGGCACAACTACAACAATTAACTCAACAGTAACTTCTGTTGATGATATTGAATTTGAATTAGGTTCTGTTGCATCTCCAACTAATGTTACTGCCAATGGCGGTGGTATTCGTCTTAAAGGTACTACCGATAAGACTATTACTTGGGATAGCACTAATGCTAACTGGACTTCTAGTGAAAACTGGAATCTTGCTACTGGTAAGACATTTAAGATCAACAACGTATCAGTTCTAACTGCTAATGCTGTTCTTAATGATTCTACTCAAACATCTATTACTGTTGGTGGTTCTGCCACTGCGATTACTCTAGGTGCTAATAGTGGAACATTAACTATTGGTAACCCAACTGTTGTTGGAACACAAACAACACAAAACTTATTTAATACAGTAGCAACTACTTTAAATATTGGTGGTGCATCGACTGCACTAAACTTAGGTGCATCTACAGGTACAGCGACTATCGCTAACCAAACTGTTACATTAAGTAATGCCACTGCATTGAATTTGAATGGCGCTTCTCCTGTAATTGCTACAACTAGTACTACTGCTTCAGTTTTTAACTCATCAGTTACTACTCTCCATATTGGTAGTGCAGCAACTACACTAGCGATTGGTAATGCCACTTCTGCTACCTTGACTCTTCGTCCAGGAACTGTTGTTGGATCTAATACCACTCAGAACTTATATAATACAGTTGCCACTACTTTAAACTTAGGTGGGGCAGCAACTGCACTAAACTTAGGTGCATCTACTGGTACTACAACAGTTAACAATGATTTAACAGTTGCCTCTGGTAAAAAGATAGTAATGACTAACATCTACGATATCGTAGCATTTAGTGGTTCAACTTCTGGAACTGGTGCCACAGCAATAACTACTTTATCTTCTTCTGTGTATCGTTCTGGTAAAGTTGTACTGTCAATCACTAATGGTTCTGTTTATAGAATTATGGAAATGTTGTTTATGCATGATGGTACTACTGTAACATTTAACGAAAACTACACAGTTGCCAATGAAATGCAAAGTGCAACTACTAATACTACATTTAGTGGATCTATCTCTGCTGGAACTTTAACGATCTTTGCTACTTGTTCTTCTGGAACTTCTGCAATAAAAGGTCAAGCAACTTTATTCAAGGTATAATATATGGCAATCCCAACAACTAGAGAAGGTTTAAAACAATACTGTCTCCGTGACTTGGGTGCACCTGTACTCGAAATTAACGTAGATGATGATCAACTAGAAGATCGTATTGATGAATCGTTAGATTATTGGAGACAATATCACTATGATGGTATTGAAGAAATTTATTTAAAACAACTTATACGTGCTTCTGAGATCACTCTAACAGCTAGCGTGGCTGGTACATTTGATACTGGTGAAATAATTACAGGTGTTTCTTCTGGAGCAAAAGCAACAGTTTGTGTAGAATCTCAAAGAAAATCTAATGGAACATTACTATTAGTTAAAAAGGTCACTGGAACATTTACTGCAGGTGAAGCAATTACTGGTTCTGCTGGACATAATGCTACTCTTAGTTCTATCACTCTAAGAGAGTACGATAACAAATACATAATTGTCCCAGATTATGTTTGGGGTATAACAGGTATTCTTAACATTGGGCAAGCATCTTCTTCTAAGAATATGTTCGACTTGCAATACCAGTTGCGTTTAAATGACTTGTATGATTTAACTTCTACATCAATCATTTATTATACAACTGTGATGCAGCATTTAGACTTACTTGATTGGACTCTAAATGGTAAAGCAGATTTTAGATTCAATAGACTCCAAGATCGCATGTACTTAGACATTAACTGGGACTCAGATTTATTTCTTGGTGATTACATAATCATTAAAGGATATCGTGCAATGGATCCTACCACTTGGTCTAAAGTTTGGAACGAGACTTGGCTAAAGAAATATACATCTGCATTGTTTAAGAAACAATGGGGAACAAACCTTAAGAAATTCAAAGGTATTCAACTTCCAGGTGGAGTTGTTTTAGATGGCGATACACTATACCAAGAAGCAATTGCAGAAATACAGATGTTAGAACAAGATTTAATTACCAAGTCTGCGCCACTAAACTTCATAATGGGCTAAAATGTCAACAACAAATGTTTATTTCTCTCAGGGAACTAAAAACGAACAGTTCCTAATTGAGGATTTGATCATAGAATCGTTACGTATTTACGGTAACGAAGTTATGTACATCCCTAGAACTTTGGTTTCTAAGGATAATATTCTTGGTGAAGATCGTCTCTCTCAATTTAAGTCTGCATTTCCTATTGAAATGTACTTCGAGAACGTAGACTCGTTTGCAGGACAAGGTGCTTTTATTCAGAAGTTTGGTTTAATGATTGAACAATCTGCCACTCTGGTATGCGCACGTAGAAGATGGGAACAGTTTGTTGGGCGCTATGGAGTAACTACAATTCCAAGTCGCCCAAACGAAGGTGATTTGATTTACTTCCCACTATCAAAGGGGTTGTTTGAAATCAAATTTGTTCAACATCAAGATCCATTTTATCAACTTGGTAAACTTTATGTTTACAAACTGCAAATTGAATTGTTTCAATATGCTTCTGAGTTTATCGATACTGGTATACCTGCTGTAGATGCATTCGAATCTCTAAAATCATTCACAACTAATACTACCAGAAGTTCTCGTGGTGAGGTTGTTAGTATCACTATGACCAATCTTGGATCTGGATATACTTCTGTTCCGACAGTTTCATTTGTTAGTGGAAGTGGTTCTGGTGCTACTGCTACAGCAATTAGGGGAACCTCTGGAGCAAACCTTAATAAAATTACAGGTGTGACTATTACAAATGGTGGTACTGGTTATCAAAGTGCTCCAGTCGTACAATTTACTGGAGGTGGTGGAATTGGTGCTCAAGCAACTGCTACTATCGAGACTAATATAGACAAAGCAGCAGACTCTTTCGCTGACAATAATTCATTCAAGAAAGAATCTGTTAATGTTATTAATTTTGATGAATCAAATCCATTCGGTGAAATAAACAATGCTTAACGATAACGTATACTATCATGGAATAATTCGAAAAAGCATTGTTGCTTTTGGTCGTTTATTCAGCGACATCTATATTGATCGCAAACAAGGTGACTCTGTTACTGGAACTACACTACAGCGTTTGCAGATTCCTCTTGCCTATGCACCAAAAGAAAAATGGTTAGTTAGAATTGATGGAGATCCAACTTTAGAAAATAACGTAAACACTGTTCTCCCAAGAATGTCTTTTGAGATCACTGGTTACAATTATGATGCTGCTCGTAAGACTAATCGTATGCAGCAGATTAAATCTGGTAATAGTCTTAACAAATCAGTTATGTACACACCAGTCCCATACAACTTAGATATTTCTTTGTATGTGTTAACTAAAACACAAGAAGATGGTCTTCAAATTATCGAACAGATTCTCCCAACATTCACACCAGAGTATACATTAAGTGTTAATGCTGTGCCAGATATGGGTGTTGTTATTGATGTTCCCATTGTATTAAATTCTATTCAAGTACAAGATGAATACGATGGCGATTTTCAAACTAGAAGATCAGTGGTTCATACATTAAATTTCCAAATGAAATTAAACCTATTTGGACCAATGTCAAATCAAGCAGTTATTGGTACTGTGTATGCCAATGTTGGTCAAAATGAAAACTTCGCAAATGCAAATAGAGTTTATACTGCAGAAGGTGATGTTACCACAGCTACTGTAACAACAGAAGACTGGACTTCGAATTTCTAAACATGGCTGAAATTTATAATTCGAATTCGAACTTAAAAGCTGCTGGTGTAACTGTACAATTTACTCCAGAAAATATTCAAGAGTACATTAAGTGTTCTCAAGATTACGTTTACTTTATTGAAAACTATTGCTATATCGTTACACTTGACCATGGTCTTCAGTTGTTTAAACTGTATGATTGTCAGAAAAATAAACTACATATAATCCATCAGAATCGTCGTGTGATTTTAATGGAAGGTCGTCAGCAGGGTAAGACAACTACATCAGCTGCATACATTTTATGGTATACCTTATTCCAAGCAAACAAAACTGTAGCGATTTTGGCTAACAAAGCTACATCTGCTCGTGAAGTTTTAAATCGTTATCAAACTATGTATGAATTGCTTCCTCAATGGATGCAACAAGGTGTCACTACTTGGAATAAAGGTGATATTGAACTAGAGAATGGATCTAAAGTATTCACTTCAGCAACTTCTGCTTCTGGTATTCGTGGTAAATCTGTTAACTTACTTTATGTTGACGAAGCTGCGATTATCCCAAATCAAGTTGCCGAGGAATTCTTTACATCTGTTTATCCAACGATTTCTGCTGGACAGACTACTAAGATTCTTTTATCTTCTACACCACTCGGCTATAACCATTTCTGGAAGTTTTGGAATGATGCTGAAAATGGTCGCAATGGGTTTACACCATTGTTCATTCCTTATTGGGAAATTCCAGGTCGTGATGATAAGTGGGCAGCTGAACAGAAAGCCATGCTTGGTGAACTTAAATATAACCAAGAGGTTGCTTGTAAATTCCTTGGTTCTAGTTTAACTTTAATCTCTGCAGATGTTATCGCCAAGATGCCAGTCGATCCTATCATCTATACAAAAGATGGATTGGATGTTTATGTTAAGCCACAGGCTGGACATACTTATTGTATGGTCTGTGACGTAGCAAAAGGTGTTGGTGGTGACTATTCAGCATTCCAATTAATAGATATAACAGAAGTTCCATATAGAACAGTCGCAAAATACAGAAAGAATGATATTAGTCCTCTCTTATATCCCAATGTGATATACAAAGTGGGTAAAGAATACAACGAAGCATACGTATTAATAGAAATTAACTCGAGTGAACAGGTCGCCCATATCTTATACTCAGAATTAGAATATGAAAATCTTCTATTCGTTAATCGCCATAATATGGGTCAGTATATCGGTGGAGGATTTGGTGGAGGTAAAACTCAACTAGGTGTCAATACTGATAAAAAGATCAAAAGAATTGGATGTCACAACTTCAAATCATTGATCGAAGAAAACAAGTTACTTGTAACCGATGCAGATACGATTTCTGAAATTTCAACATTTATAGAAATTAAAGGATCATATGCTGCTGATGAAGGATATCACGATGATTTGGTAATGCCTTTGGTGCTCTTTGGATGGGTCACAACTCAGCCGTATTTCAAAGACCTAAATAATGTTAACCTTAGAGAAATTATGTACAAAAAGCAAATACAAGCTATTGAAGAGGAATTGACACCATTCGGATTCTATGACGATGGAAGTCCTGAAAAGGCTCCACTGAATTTTTGAATTGAAAACTTGTAAAAACTAAATAAAATGTAGACAAGAAATTTCTGTCTAAAGTAAAAACTTATTAACAAGGAGAATTACAATGCCTTTCCAATTATCTCCAGGCGTTGCAGTCGTAGAAAAAGATTACACATCGATCGTTCCAGCTGTATCTAGCTCTCGTGGAGCGTTTGCTGGTGCTTTCCAATGGGGTCCAGTTTTGGCTCCTACTCAGGTTAGTTCCGAGAACGAATTAGTTCGTTACTTCGGTAAACCAACTGATGCGAATGCGCAAGCCTTTTTTACTGCAGCGAACTTCCTGTCATACACAAATGCTCTCTTAATTTCTCGTGCAGACGTAACTGCAGCTAGAAATGCAGTTGCTACTCAAACTGGTACAGTTACATCAGTCACTATGGTGACTGGTGGTACTGGTTACGATGCAACTCTTTTACCTGCTGTTACATTTAGCGCACCTCAAATTACAGGTGGTGCAGCTGCAACTGGTACTGCAATTTCTTCTGGTGCTTCTGTTACTGGTGTCACTCTTTCAAATGGTGGTACAGGTTATAGTGCAGCAACCCTAACATTTAGCGCACCACAAGTTGCGGGTGGTGTTACTGCTACAGGTACTGCTACTATCGTTGGTGGTTCAATTACTGGTATTATTGTTACTAATGGTGGATCTGGTTACACAACTGCCCCAACTATTAACATTACTGCTAATGGTACTAATGCAGCGATCGGTACAGTTTCTCTAGGAACTGCCACTATTACTGGTATCACAGTAACTTCTGCTGGATCTGGTTATACCGCTGCTCCAAATATATCAGTCGCTTTTGCTGGTTCTGATCAGGGAACTGCATGGTCAGCTACTACAGCATTGGCTCAAAATGTTTACGTTTCTTTTGCTGGTAGATTATATACAGTTACAGTAGCTGGAACAACAGGTTCTACTGGTCCATCTCATACAACTGGTAGTGTGGCTAACGGCTCTGCTACGTTATTGTTTGTTAGTACTGCTGCTGCCGCAACTGCAGCTATTACTGTCGGTGGTTTAAAGATCAATAACAATAATGATTACTTGGCTGCTTATGGTAGTGGACAAGCTGTTGTTGGTGAATTTGCTGCACGTTGCCCTGGAACTTTAGGAAACTCACTATTAGTTTCTCTGGCTGACTCTGCATCTTTTGCTGGTTGGACTTATGCAGCAAATTTTGATGCTGCTCCTTCTACTTCAACATATGCAGCAAACAATAATGCTTCTTTAGATGAAGTTCATATTGTTGTTATTGATCAACTTGGTTACTTCACTGGAGTTCCAGGTTATGTATTAGAAAAATTTGCGTTTGCTTCTAAAGCATCTGATGCGAAAAAGTCTGATGGTACTAATAACTACTACAAAAATGTAATCAATACAAACTCAGAATATATCTACTGGATGGATCATACAGCATCAGGTACAGATTGGGGAAGTACTGCAGTTGTTGGAGGTGCTTTTGTTACTGTTGGTACAGCTATCACTCGTCAATTGTCTGGTGGTATTGATGGATTGACTGCTACTGCTGGTCAACTACAAACTGCTTATGCATTGTTTGCCGATGATGCTGCTTATGATATCTCATTAGTTATGATGGGTAAAGCAGATGCAGCTACAACTGCTGCTGTTATTGGATCGGTTGCAGAAACTCGTCTTGATTGCGTAGTGTTTGCATCTCCACAGAACACTTCTACTGGTGATCCAATTATTGGTTCTGGTTCTGGTTCTACAAATGCCATCATTGCTTACCGTAATGCACTTCCAAGTACTTCTTATGCAGTACTAGATTCTGGTTGCAAATATCAGTATGATCGCTACAATGACGTATATCGTTGGGTTCCATTGAATGGTGACATTGCTGGTCTATGTGCTCGCACTGATTACCAACAAGATCCATGGTTCTCTCCAGGTGGTCTAAATCGTGGTCAGATTAAGAGTGTTGTTAAATTAGCACACAATCCTACTAAAGCAGATCGTGATCTACTGTACAAAGCTGGTGTAAACCCAGTTGTTACTTTCCCAGGAGAAGGTACAGTTCTATTCGGTGACAAGACTCTCTTGGCTAAACCAAGTGCGTTCGATCGTATTAACGTGCGTCGTTTGTTTATCGTTATGGAAAAGGCGATTGCTACAGCTGCTAAATTCCAGTTGTTTGAATTCAATGATCCTTTCACTCGTGCTCAGTTTAAGAACTTGATCGAGCCATTCCTGCGTGATGTCCAAGGTCGTCGTGGTATTACAGACTTTAGAGTTAAGTGTGATGATTCGAACAACACAGGACAAGTTATTGACGCAAATGAATTTGTTGCTGATATTTTCGTTAAGCCAAATCGTTCTATCAACTACATTACTTTGAACTTTGTTGCTGCTCGCTCTGGAATTAACTTCAGCGAAGTCGGTGCGTAATTCAGAATAAATAAAGAAAAGAACAAAGGAGAATTAAATGGCAAATATTGCTGATTTCAAATCACAGATGATCGGGGGCGGTGCTCGTCCCAATCAGTTTAGAGTTGAATTATCTTTTCCATCATTTGTTACACTTGGTCCAGTAGCTGGTCAGCGTGCACAGTTTTTGTGTAAGGCTGCTCAGTTACCTGCTTCTACTTTAGAGAACATCTCTGTTCTCTTCAAAGGTCGCCCAGTTAACTTTGCTGGTGAGCGTACATTCCAACCATGGACTGTAACAATTTACAACGATACTACTTTCGGTATTCGTAATGCACTAGAACAGTGGCAATCTGGTATCCAGAATTA